TGGATAGCGTTCTGCATCTGATAGCCTTGTATCGAGCATAAACTGCAGCGCAAACCCTGAGCGTCCATAGGATGCCTCACGTTCTAACAAATCAAAGTCTGAGAAACGGTGCGGGTCTGTTGGTTCACCTATTAAATCACTATCTGCTTGCAGCTTATTGGCAATCATAGGGGCTAACTTTGTGCCATATCCTATAGATTGTTCCTGATTTGGGTAACGTGCGGGCCATATACTTACTGTGTAGCCACGGTCTGGCAGTTTATTATAGAGGCTTTCTTGGTTCTGAGGTGTGCCAAGATAGATAATACGTCCATCTGGCTTCAAGATAGCGTCAAATTCCTTAACTGCTTCTGACAGTTTATCCCTCATGCCTTGTGTCATTGAGTTGTTTGGGACTTCAATATCGTCTGCAACAATGACATCTGCACGAGAACCTGCAAGTTGCCCACTGATACCAACAGATTTAACTGATGGTGCGTGAGACGCTGCAGCTGGTGCAACGTCAAAGCTAATCTTGGACTGCCTTTGGTCTGTCTTTGGCCTCAAATGTGCCAGAATATCCATCTCGTTAATCAAACGCAGCGTGAATGTAGTAAAGTCATCTGAGCGTGATTTAGATGCTGAAACCACCAATATGTTTAACTGTGGGTTCATATATAGCAGCCAAACAACATAAGCAGAGGTAATCCACGACTTACCTACGCCTCGAAAGGCTTGGATAATCATACGCTTCTCACCATGCTGCAGCTTCTTTGCGATGTCATACTGCACCACTGTTGGGTCTGGTAGATTAAGGTGCTTCCATATTACGAATGTGAATTTACGGAAGTCTGAGAGTGGGTCTTGCTTTATAGGCAAGCCCAGCGAAGTTTTTGCTGTAAACATTAATTAGCCTTGAGTTCACTCACATCAAAGTCTGCATCACTGAAATCAGGAAGCGTACCTACGAGTTCACTCAGTGGTGAACCCTCTGCTGGAAGTGCATCTATTCCGTTATCTTTTAAAAATTGTCTTGCCACATTNAGGTCAGCTGATTTTGCTTCTGGGTCTTTGACACGCATCAGTAAGTTCTCAGCCAATGTTTTATGGAGCAACGACATGAGTTCTGCTTCTGTCATCACTTGCCCCCTTTTGCCATTTCCATAGCTTGGTGTAGCGTTTCTTTGTTTCGTCGTGACCAACCTCTGCCAAAGTGTTTGTAGTCATCCAGACTTTCATAGAACGACTGTCGAACTGTATAGACGTAATCTATTATGAACTCTGGGTCTTTTTCAGCTACGAGCTGCAAGGTTTTTGGCCCAATGACACCATCTGCTGTTGCACCAACTGCACGTTGAATAGCTTTTGCAGGTCTACTCGCTCCAGAATTAATAGCCCAATCCAGACAGGCCCAATCAAGGCCAGATGGAAGTGAATCAAAATGAATTCTATCAGCGTAATTTTTTCTATATATTGGAGCTACGTCTTCTGGTGTTAATTGTTTCATTACCTCAATTGGGGCTGGTTTACCTGTCCAATCAGCATACACTCTTGAGGTGACACCAAGCATTGTAGAGCCTTGGTTGCCATGTCCATCACCAGCATTGCCTTTATCAACTTTTGAAGCCGTGAAGCCTCCTTCGTGGACAAGTACCATTTCTAGGCATTTGTTAAAATTTTCTCTCATTTAGTAACACCCTTTGTTTTTTCGAATGAACGTAGGCCACCAAGTCCGAGCATACCCATAAGAACTGGCATCATGACTGATGTGTCAGCTTGTGGTACGACTACGCCTAGTGGTGATAAAAGCGGGCTAACTAAGAAGTTAATTGCCATGCCTATTACGCAAACCCATGCAACTGCTGGCCTCCAAGAAGATTGAAACCAATTTCCCTTGGCTTCTTCTTTGTTCACTGCCAGCTGTGCTATTGATAGTTGTTGTGCGTGTTTCTCTGACATAGTTGCAATCTCATGAGCGAGTTTCGCAGCTACATCTTTGTCAGGCACAACTTTATCCAGAAGCCCAGCGACTGGGCCAATCAATGCTTGTAGCATATTGTATCCTTATTATTTTAGTGGATTGTCGGCTAAACTATCGTAAGCCTTCCAAATATCATCTATTTCAACTTGGAACGTATCCAGTTTATCACCGATTTGGTCAGTGATAGTGCTTGATTTTTCAACCATACTACGCAGTTCCAGAAGTGCTTTCTGCTGTTCCAGAATTGTCTGCATCTGTGTAGAAATCGTTGATAAACGTGTATTAAGACCTCTAACATCATTGTCTGTTACCGCCTGTTCTAGTGTTTGAATTCTTGAGTTGAAGTCAGATGCTCTCACATTGAACATGTCAGATTCTGAAACAACTAAATCTATACCTGCCTCTACATCGTAGAAGCGGTTTAAGGTGTCATATCCATAATAAATCGTACCGCTAATCGCTGATAAGATTGGAAGGGCAGCAGCTATGTACCACCCCTTGAATGAAAAACGCCCAACTTTAAGTTCGGTGTCTTCCATTTACATATCCTTTATGGGTGTGCCGTGTTGCTGCATATATGTATTTGCACCATAAATTGCAGTGGCATCCTTCATGTCATCCGTTAAATATCCTGACCAACCAGTTCCAGCATCTGCCCATGTAATGATAAATTCATCAGCTGCTTGCGTATAAGTGATTGCAGTATAGTTCCCAGCAACCAAATTATTGGTAGCCGTATATGCATCAATAGATGCTGTTAAATCTGAATTGTTTGCTGCAGCCATAAATGCACCAGCTTTTTGAGCATAATTCTCTACACTGTCCAAAGCATTATTATATGTGGCTACTTCTGATGCCTGAATGGAATATTCATCTGTTTGCAACATATCCTGTAGTGCAACCTGCTCTGGCTTTGTGTCTGCCTCAGCAGCGACTGCAGCCACTGATGTTGCTGTAGCTAGAACTGATGTAGCATTACTTAATAGGTCTATTGCTAGAGTTAATTGGTTCATTGCAGCACTATGTTCCTGAGTGAACAATTGAGCCGCATTTTGTGCTGTAGCNTAATCGTGTGCTATAACTTTATCTAATGCTGTGGTGTATGCTGCAAACTGCGCATCAGTTATCTTACCACCATCAAGAGCATCATCAATAATAACACGACCTACTGTGGCATATCCAACTGAACCATTTGTCAGCTGCCCACTGGCTAGTAAACGATTATTAATTATATCAATCGTTCCCTTCAGTTCCGTTATCTTTTGTGCGCCCGTCTGGCTGTAGTCGGGTGGTGGTGGTGACTCTGCGAGTAGTCCTGAACCGCTCACTAATAGAGCGAGTGTCCCTACTGTTAGAAGCAACTTTTGCTTTATTTTCTTCATTACTTAAATCTTCTCCAATTCGTAAAAGAGTGTCCCAAAACTCTTTGTCAGTTTCATATCCAACGATGTAGATTTGGGGATGCTGTCTATATTTATCGATTGCGTCTTTACCCATGAGGATTTTGCCCGTCACAACGTCCATTATTGGACAGGGTGTTGAGGCAAGCATCATGCTTTTAAATACACTCTGACCTGAGTTTTTCTCAGATTTTGGAGTGGCAGGTGAACTACAGAGAACCGATATGGCACTCACTTGTAATCCTAATCCACCTACTTGCTGTGGTGCGCCAAGTAATCTTGCGTTCTTTCTACGGTTACAATGTTCATCTTGATGCATTGTACCTTGTGAAAACCCAAACATTGTTACCTGTATTCCAGAGGTAGTGGGTAATAGGCAGCTATCGTTGCCGCCTCCACCCATCATTGTGGGTGAAATTGCTGACATTACTGGNGAAGCACTAGCTGCTCCAGCTGCGTTATAATTATTGGTTGTTGAGGCATTACCAGAATCAACATTGCTATCTTGGTAATTATTGCTGAAATCACCGTTTACATCATTTGCATACGCACCTTTCCGAGCAGTATTAATATAAAGGTGATAAAGAGGTATCTACACATTCTTCATCCATTACTTTTTGTATTTTATAATCTTCACACATCAANCTCTTGGCTGCTTCTGGANAACCAATGTAGGCAAGGGTTTGAGCGTTTAGATTACGTTCACAGACAGTATCCCCCATTGGACAGCTCGATGGAAAAGCTATCGGAGTATCAACTCTAATTTCGGGGATACATGCTGTGAGTAATAAGGATGTCAGTGCTAGGCCAAGCCTAATCAATCT